GCCTGATAGCGCCGCCGAAATACTGTGTATGCAAACAGCGTTTCGTGTAAACTAAGCGTCTACATTCTTCCGGCCTCGTAAAGTGCGCGCAAGCGCCACCGATAACCGGAACTCGCGACAGCACCCCGGCCTTTGGTGCTTTCGCACGTCTGAAGAAAAAGCCTGAACTGTTAAACGTTCGGGCTTTTTCTATTTGCGGCCCACTCAGCAGATAGCTTTGGGGCTCGCCGCCTGGCCCACGTACGGGCCACCGATCAATGCGGGCGCAGCTGCCCAGCCGCGGGTGAGAGCCCCGCCGTCCGCTCGCGTGTCTCCGGTCCTGCACCAGCAGGATCTTCGCCGCCTCTCGCATCCATGCGCCGGGCGGCTTTTCTTTTCAAGGTGCACCAGTGAGCCAGCCTGTCCTTAGCTACCGTCACGCGATCATCCGCGCCGTCACCGGTGGTCGCCCGGCCATGGTCTTCCACGTTGTTGACGAGACAGCGCTGCGCAACATCTGCGAGCGCTTGGCCGAGTCCGAGCGCGCCTTCGAGATCCTGCGCGCCAAAGGCTACGGCAGACCGGGCTTGCTGCTGCAAGAGGTCGCGGCGCTAGTGCCCAACGCCAGCTGATGGTCTGGGGCACGAAGAGCCGCCACGAGCGTGGCTACGACAGCGCCTGGGTCAAGGTGCGCAACCAGGTGATGGAGCGCGATGAAGGCGAGTGCCAACGCTGCAAGCGCGCCGGCCGCACCACCTTGGCCCGCGCTGTCGACCACATCATGAGCAAGGCAAAGGCCACCGAGCTGCGCTGGACGCGCGTCAAGACCGATCACCCTTCCAACCTGGAAGCCATCTGCGATCCATGCCACGCCATAAAGACTGAGGCGGAGCAGGGCAAACGCAAGCGAGTGAAGCGCGCCGCTGGCCCTGATGGCTGGCCGGTTTAGTGATGGTCAGGGTTTAAAGAAATTAAATACCTGCGGCAGTTGAACGAACCATAGATAGGCAACTGTTATGACCACGAGAATCACAGCAAAAACACGTCCCGCGATCGTGGCGTTTCGCTTCTTATTCGACGGGTCTGGATGAGCGCACCAAGGACAGACAGCTGCGGATGACGACACTGGATTGTTGCAAGCTGCGCAAGAGATCAAATGCATGGCAGAAGGTGATGGAGATGAATATACAACTATACCATTGCCATAAGTAAATGTCATCATATATTTCTACAGGGAAACATCGGTGGGGGGGTATCGAAATCTCTGGGACCTTAGTCCAAGGGGACCGCCTGCTCCCTCTTTGTGCATAACCGCGAAATGAAACTTTTTTTCTGGGATTGAAATCATGGCCGGAAGGCGCCCGACTCCCAGTGCGCTCAAGCTGGTCACGGGCAATCCGGGCAAGCGGCCACTGAACAAAAAAGAACCAAAACCACGTACAAAAACACCAGTTTGCCCGCCGCACCTCGATGTGAAAGGCAAGGCGGTGTGGAAGAAACTGTGTGCGCTCCTGAAGCGAATGGGCGTGCTCACCGAGGCAGATGGCCTGGCGCTCGAGCGACTGTGCGACTGCTACTCCGACATTCTGAAATGCCGGGAATTGGTCGAACGCGATGGACGCACGTACACAACCATCGATCAAAACAGCAACACCCTCATCAAAAACAACCCTGCGGTGAACCAGCTGCGCGCTGCTGACTCGCAGTTCAAAAGCTACTTGGTCGAATTTGGATTGACGCCGGCCGCGCGATCGAAAGTGAACGTGGACCCCGATGACAAGAAAAAGGACGACCCGCTCGGCAGCTACTTCGGCTGACCCTGTCTCCGAGTACGCCCGTGAGGTCGTCGCCGGAACGCGCATCGCCGGCCCGCACGTGCGCCACCAGTGCGCGCGCCACCTGGCCGACGTCGATGAGGGTGCGAAACGTGGGTTGGTGTGGGACGTTGCCGCTGCGCTGAAGGCGATCGGCTTCTACCGCGACGTGCTGAAGCTGAATGGCGGCGACTTCGAGGGCAATCCGTTTGAGCTGTTGCCGTGGCAGCGGTTCGTGGTCGGCAGCATCTTCGGATGGAAGCGCGACGACGGCTACCGGCGCTTCCGCGTGGTCTATGTCGAGACGGCGAAGGGTAGTGGCAAGTCGCCGCTGGCGGCCGGCGTCGGGATGAAGGGCCTGGTAGCCGACGGCGAGCCGCGCGCGGAGATTTACGCTGCGGCGACGAAAAAAGACCAGGCGATGATCCTGTTTCGCGACGCTGTCGCGATGCACGACCAGTCGCCCGAGCTGACTAAACGCCTCACAAAAAGCGGCACTGGTGAGAAGGCCTGGAACTTGGCGTATCTGGCCACGGGTTCCTTCTTCCGACCGATCAGCAGTGACGATGGCCAGTCCGGCCCGCGTCCACATATCGCCCTGGTCGACGAGTTCCACGAACACAAGACCGCCACCGTGCTCGAAATGATGCGCGCGGGGACGAAGAGCCGGCGCCAGGCGCTGATTTTCATCATCACCAACGCCGGTGCCAGTCGCAAGTCGCCGTGCTGGAACTATCACGAGTACGGCGCCAAGGTCGCGAGCGGCGAAGCGCTGGACGATTCGTTTTTCCCTTACATCTGCGCTCTGGATGAGGAAGACGATCCGTTCGAGAGCGAAGACTGCTGGCCGAAGGCGAACCCAAGCCTGCAGGATGCAAACCTGCCTGGCTACAAATACATTCGGGAGCAGGTGACCGAAGCGAAGGGCATGCCGTCGAAAGAGGCGATCGTGCGCCGGCTGAATTTCTGCCAGTGGACCGACGCCGAGTCGCCTTGGATCAGCCACGAAATCTGGAAAGAGGCGCAGCTCGACTACAACGTCGAGTCGTTGCGCGGGCGCCGCGCCGTGGCCGGTCTCGACTTGTCGAGCACCACCGACCTTACCGGCCTGGTGTTCTTGGTCGAGCCGGTCGAGCCTGGTGAGCCATGGAAGCTGGTGCCGTATGCTTGGCTTCCGGACGACAACCTTGCGCGCCGGGCTCAGCAGGATATGGTGCCGTATGTGGATTGGAAGGCCGAAGGGCTGCTCGAGACGACGCCCGGCCGCGCAATCAGCAAGCGAATCATTCTGCAAAAACTGTCGGCCATGTGCGACTTCTTCGAGATCACAGCGTGTGCGTATGACCGCTGGCGTATCGAAGACCTGCAGCAGATGGCCAGCGACGACGGCATCAGCCTGCCGCCGATGGAGGCGTTCGGCCAGGGCTACAAAGACATGAGCCCGGCCATTGAGCAGTTCGAAACGATGCTGCTCAATGGCGAGATCGCACACAACGGGCACAAGGTGCTCACCATGTGCGCCGGCAATGCGGTGACGGTGCAAGACGGCACCGGCAGCCGCAAGCTCGACAAAGAGAAGGCGACCGGCCGCATCGACGTGATCCTCGCTGCCGTGATGGCTGCTGCCCTGGTCATCCGCGCGGAGCCGAAAAGCACCAAAATTAACCAAGGCTTCGTGATTCTCTGATGAAAAACCCATTTAAAGTGCTGGCCGACGCCTTCCGAGACGATCTGGCGCCGACTGCGAGCGAGCGCCTGGAGCCGCTCATCGATGCACAGAACAGTGCAACGCTGGTGAAGTCTAGCGATCCCCAAGTGATTGCGATGTTGGGCGGGACGCCGGCCGCGTCAGGGTTCGCGGTGACGGCTGAATCTGCGATGCGAGTGTCTGCTGTCTTCGCCGCAGTGCGGTTGCTGGCTGGCGGCATCGCATCGCTGCCGGTGGCCGTCTTCCGCGAGGGTGATGAGGGCCGCGAGGCGATCCGGCCCGACCTGTGGTGGCTGCTCAACGAGCAACCGATCGCGAACTGGACAGCGGCCTCGATGTGGGAATGGGTCGTTCAGTCGATCTGCCTGCGCGGCGACGGGTTTGTTGAGATTGTTCGCTCCGGTGCCGACATCAAGGCGCTGCGCCCGCACCACCCGGACATGGTCAGCGTGCGGCGCGTGGGGGACAGCCTGCTGTATTCGGTCAGCGACGACGTTTCCAGCCTGCGCCCAGTTCATCAGGACGACATGCTGCACTTCCCCGGCTTTGGCTTCAACGGCACGCGCAGCATGTCGATCATCCAGTGGGCAGCGTTCCAGTCCGTCGGTATCGCTCTCGCTGCCGATACGTTCTCGGCCAGCTTCTACGCGAATGGCGCGGCGCCGAAGCACCTGCTCGAAGCACCTGGAGAGATGGGCGAGGAGCAGGCCGACCAGCTGCGCGACGCATACCGGAAGAAAAGCTCGGGCGCGCACAACGCCGGCATGCCGCTGGTGCTGACGCAGGGTGTCACCCTCAAGGAAATGAGCATGTCGGCCGGCGACGCGCAGCTGCTCGAGTCCCGCAAGTTCCAAGTGATCGATATCGCTCGGGCCTTCGGTGTACCGCCTCATATGATCGGCGCGCAGGAGACGACCAGCTCGTGGGGTACCGGCATCGAGCAGATGTCGATCGGATTTATCCGTTGGGCACTGCAGCCATACATCAACAGGATCCGCCAAGAGCTGAACCGCAAGTTGTTCCGCCGAGCGTCGCCGTTCGTCGAGCACAAGATGGAAGCTCTGCTCGCCGGCGACTCAAAAGCCGAAGGCGAGCACATGCGCCAAGCGGTTGGTGGCTCCCAAGGCCCCGGCTGGATGACGATCAACGAAATCCGCAGGGTCAAGAATCTGCCGCCGATTGACGGCGGCGACGTGCTGTACCGACCCGAAAAGTCCAGCAACCCGCCAACAAAACCGAAGGAAGAAGATGAAACAGCTGGTGCAACTGATCCGGAATAACGCCAAGCGCGAGCCGGTGCGCATCGCGGCAGAGGACCAGCCTGACACGCTGTTCCTGTACGACGTGATCGACCCCTATTGGGGAATTGGCGCCAGCGACTTCAACAAGTCGCTGGCTGGCATGGCCGGCAAGAAGGTCACACTGCGCGTGAACTGCCCAGGTGGCGACGTCTTCGACGGTCGCGCGATGGCAGCGGCGATTGCGCAGCACGGCGACGTGCACGCCGTGATCGAAGGCGTCGCAGCCAGCGCCGCCACGTTCATCACGGCCTCGTGCGCGACGGTCACGATTGCGAAGGGCGCGCTGTACATGATCCACAACGCCTGGACCATGGCGTACGGGAACAAATCGGACCTGCGCCAGACCGCCAACCTGCTCGATACGATCGACGGTACGATCCTCGACGATTACGAGCGCCGAAGTGGACAACCGCGCGATCAACTCGCGGCCTGGATGGACGCCGAAACCTGGTTCAACGCTGACCAGGCCGTCGAGCACGGCTTTGCCGACTCGGTAAGTGAGGCTGGCCAGGCGCAGAATTCGTGGGATCTTTCAGCCTACAACAATGCCCCCAAGCCGCCGGCACCAGCCGACGACCAGTGGGAAGTTATCCGCCAGCGCAACCTGAACCGTTTGCGTTTGCACGAACTGGGATAGCGCGCTCGCGCAATCCAGCCACGCCGCCTTGAGCGGCTTTTTTTACGCCTATCACCAAGGAATATCCATGCAATCCATTCAAGCCCTGCGCGAGCAACGTCAGCACCTTGCCCGCGAATCCCGTAACCAGCTCGAGCAGAAAGGCAGCCGTCAGTGGTCGAAAGAAGACCAGGCAACGTTCGATGCGCGCTCGGACCAGATCGACGCGATCGAAAACGAAATTGCCGCCATCGAGCGCGTGATGGCTCTGGAAACGGAGAAAGACCACGCCGATATCGAGCAATTCCGCCGCGCTCCTGAAAACCGCGCTGAAGCGGAGGCTCGCATTGCATTTGCGAAGCTGGTGCGCCATGGTCCGTCAGCACTGACGAGCGAAGAACTGCACAAGGTGCGTAACGTCACCTCGACCGGCACCGGTTCGCAAGGCGGTTACACCGTGCAGACCGACGTGGCGAAAGAGCTGATCGATACGCTGAAAGCGTATGGCGGCATGCGCGGCGTTGCTTCCAGCATCACTACCAGCCAGGGTAACCCCCTCGGATATCCAACCTCGGACGGCACCTCGGAAGAAGGTGAGTGGATCCCCGAGAACACCCAGGCATCGAGCTCCGACCCAACCTTCGGCACTGTCAGCTTGGCCGCATACAAGGCCAGCACGAAGATCATCACCATTCCGTTCGAACTGCTGCAAGACAGCTCGATCGACATCATCGCCATGGTGAATAAACGTCAGCGCGATCGTCTGGGCCGCACGATGAACAAGGGTTTCACCATCGGGTCTGGTATTGGCCAGCCGACTGGCTTCGTCACCGCAGCAAGTGTTGGCAAGGCCGGCGCTACCGGCAGTGCAACGTCCCCAACCTGGGAAGATCTGGTCGACCTGCAGGAATCGATCGATCAGGCCTACAAGGATGCAGGTACCTGCCGCTTCATGATGCACCAGCAGACCCGCAAAGCCGTGCGCAAGCTGAAAGACGGCGCCGGCCGCCCAATCTGGGCTGAGTCGTACGAATCGGGCATCAAAACCGGCGTCCCAGCGCAGCTCCTGGGCGAGGACGTGACGATCAACAACGACATGGCCCTGCCTGGCGCCAATGCCAAGTCGATCGGTTACGGCGATTTTTCGAAGTACATGATCCGCGACGTGCTGGACCTGATCCTCTTCCGCTTCGAAGATTCGGCATATGCATCGAAGGGCCAGGTCGGCTTCCTGGGCTGGGCCCGCGCCGGCGGCAATCTCCTGGACCCGAACGGCATCAAGATGTTCCAGCACTCGGCAACCTAAACGCAACCGGCAGCCGGCTGCGGCCGGCTTCCTCACCTGGAGAACAACATGGCAGAAGCCAAAAAAGTAAAAGCGCGCGTGCTCACCGCATGCGAGCTCGGTCAACCGAACGACGTCATCGAGATCGACGCGTCGGAAGCGAAGTCGCTGGGCGACGTGGTCGACACCGACCCGAAGGCCGTGGCCTACGCGGAATCGCTCGCCACCGAGCAGTAACTCCGAGGCCGGCGCCGCGCGCGCTGGCCTCTGAAAGGTAGACCGCGATGACCCACCTGCACATCTCCCGCGAGGTCTCGACGATCCGCGCGTACTCCGAGCCTGGCGGCTACGAGGAGCGCCGGCCGTATGACGGAATCATCACGGTCACCCACCTGACAAGCAGCACTGTGTATGTGCACGGCGCCGTCGGCAAGATCGACCGCGCGACGCATGCGAGCGCACTGAACATGCTCCGCGAACTCGGCGTCACCAAGGTGATGTACGAGCGGCGCGGGCAGATGAAAACCATCAAGCTGTAACCGAAAGCGTGAACGACCAGAACCGGCTGCGATGCCTTCTGCCGAAGTCGCTGCTATCCACGAACCCTAAAAGAGCGACCCGATAACCATGGCTGATAGTGTCCAGACTCTGCGTCAAGTCGCCACCGGGACGCACATCCCAAATACGCTGGCGTCCTCGAACACGACCACGTTCTCCCGTACTCCGCACATTCTTCGCAGTGCTGTGGCGGCGCTGGCGATCGTCCTGCCCAACTGGTATGTCGCAGGCCAGACCGAAACGAACGCCGGTTCCGCTACGTGGACCGCCGCTATCGAATACCCGGCAGGAACGTTCACCCGGGTGACCTTCGGCGGCGCCGCGTCAGTCACCTCGTCGAGCGGTGGCAACATCGTGTCGGATCAAATTCCGGTTTCGATCCCAAAAGGCGAGAAGTTCTGGGTTCGCCTGTTCCAGAATGCGCCGAGCAAGGCGGTGTATTTCACGTTTTATGCGGGCGACGGCACGGCGCAGTTCGTTTCGCCAGCCTCAGACCTGACCATGGGCGGCACCGCGACCACCTCGGCATCGTTCCAGGCAGCGACCACCACGCCGATCGCTATTATCGGTATGTCGTCCGACCCCGCGATCGGCATCTATGGAGATAGCATTTCTGTGGGCCGTGGCGATACCGCTGACGCCGGCCTGCCGCTGCAGGGCCACCTTGGCCGCGCATTCGGTGCGGCGTACGCAGCCGGCCACGTCGGTATCTCCGGCGACCGCATGTCACTGTTCCTCGGCAGCAAAGCCAAGCGCATGTCGCTGGCCTCGTATTTCACGCACTTTGCAGTGAATATGGGGATCAACGATATTACTGGTGGAGGCTCGGCCTCCGCAGTGGCAGCGGACACGAACTCAATTGTCGGCCTGTTCCCCGGGCCCGTCGCGCTCTGCACTCTGTCGCCGGTATCGACTTCGACCGACACCTGGAACAGCGTGGTGGCCCAAACCACGGTAGCGTCCAACGCTGTTCGCGTTACCGAAAACACGCGCCGCCTGGGAGGCATTTCAGGCGTCAAGACGGTGTACGACGTCAATCCGTCCGTCGAGAGTGTCGCATCCCCAGAGAGTGGCTTGTGGCGGGCCTCGGCCTATACCGCTGATGGCACCCACCCCTCGGCCAAGGGGTACAAGGAAGAGGCAGCGGCCATAAATGTGGCCTTGCTTACAGCGACGCAGCAGCCCGCGCAGGACGCGGTCGTCGCCACTACGGTAGCCGAGTCGCGCCGAGTCGCATTCCCGGGCGGTACCCGCGTGGTGGCGTTCGGCAGCGTGCCGAGCGCGCGGGTTCCCAATGCCCCGTGGCTGGAAGCAGGGCGGTGGTGGAGCGAGAAGCACCCGCTCGACGAACGCTACTGGGTGGCAGACATCACGATCGACCTGGCCGAGCGCGGCACTACTGCCGCTGAGGTCGAGGCCATCGTCGCTGGCGTAACGGTGCTTCAGCTGCCCGTCATCCAGGGCAAGCTGATCCCGGTGAAGCTGGGTGGGTTCAATGCAGCGACGGGCGCGGTCAACTTCTGCACGTTCCGCGTCAAGTGCGCGAACGGCGAACGGTTCGACCGCACGATCTGGTTCAAGCAGCAGGTGGGTTCGTGGTCGCTGGAGAAGGATGCGGACGACGAGAGCTACTTCGTGGCCGACATCAGCAACGACCTGGCTGATAGCAACACGACCGCTGCTCAAGTGAAGGCGCTTCCAGTTGGCGTGGTGGAGCTTGTGCCGGCGGTGATCCAGGGGCCTTTGATCCTGGTCAAGTTGGGCGGCATGGACACCTTGCCGGCCGGCGTCAATTACTGCGACCTGCGCATCGACTGTGCGAACAGCGAGCGCTTCTACCGGACCATTCAATTTAACAGGGTGGACAACTGATGATCGATGCATCGCAACTGCCGAGCGTGCCGAACACCGAGCTGCTGAAGCAGCAGGATGCGGCCGCCGTCGAATACGCGCGCGCGCCGGCAGCGCCTGGCGCGCCGCATGGCGCCGGCCGGCCACCGGCAACAAAAGGAACGACCCGATGACGAAACGACTGATCATTCCGCCGGCGGCGCTGGCGGTGTCGATCGAGGCCGCCCGGCGCGCCGCGCGCGCCAGCGGCACTTCGCTGGACGATGAACTCGCGGACAAGATCCGCGACCTGGTCGATGTCGTGGAGCACAAGACTGGCCGTGCGCTAATTCACCAGACCTGGGAGCTGACCCTCGACTCGTTCCCGGTGTCGGGCGCGATCAAGCTGACGCCAGCACGCCTGGTCGGCGTCGACCACGTGAAGTTCCGCGACGCGAGCGGCGTGATGCAAACGCTTCACCCTGACGACTATCTTGTCGACGTGAAAAGCGAGCCGGGCTGGATCGTTCCGGCGCCGGGCTGCGCATGGCCTGCTACAGCCAACCGCATCGGTGCTGTCGAGATTCAGTATGTGTGCGGCTACGGCCCAACCGAGGCCGATGTGCCGCCGGCGATCAAGGGCTACATCGTGGGCATGATCGAGAACGACTACTACCCGAATCCGAACGCGCAATACCTGTGCCGCAAGCTTGACCGCGCGGTGGTGTACGGATGACCGCCGCATTTCGACTCGACGAACAGGTCACGATCGAGGAGCGCGCCGTCCAGAAGGATCCAGAGTACGGCACCGAGATCGAAGACTGGCTACCGCTGGCGCCCAATATCTGGGCCAACGCCCAAGACCAGTTGCCCAGCCGCGGCGAGAGTACTGCAAACGGCGTGGCCACGACGGTCACGCGCACGCGCTTGCGGATCCAGAACGACGCCAGGATCACTACAGCGATGCGCGTGACCCTGCACGGAAAAGGAAACCGCGTGATGCAGATCATCGCTGGCCCGGCGCTGCTGGATGACCGGCGGCACGTTGAATTCATGCTGGAAGGTTATTCACATGGCTGACCAGTCAATTACTGGCGGACGCGAGCTCGACGCCTTCCTGCAGCAGGTTTCGGTGAAGGTCGAAAGAAACATCCTTCGCTCGGCCCTGCGCGCAGGCGCGAACGAGTTCAAAAAAGACGTTCAGCAGCAGGTCCCGGTCGACGAAGGGGTTTTGCGCCGCAGCGTGCGCGTGTCGACCAGATCGAAAAAGGGTACGGTCTACGCCTACGTCAAAGCCGGCGGCCGCAAGGCGCCGCATGCGCACCTGGTCGAGTTCGGCACGGCTGCGCACAAGATCACGGCAAAGAAAGGCAGTGCGCTCGTCGTCAACGGCAAGGCGGTGCGCGATGTCGACCACCCGGGCGCGAAGGCAACGCCATTCATGCGGCCCTCGTTCGATACCGGGGCCCAGTCTGCGCTCGTAGCAGTCGGCGCGAAGATCCGCGAGCGCCTGACGAAAGAAAACATCAACGTGCCGGCACCGGAGGGCTTATGAGCGTGAAAGTTATCCGCGCGCTGCTGCTCGGCGCCGACGCGGTCACCGCGCGCGTTGCTGATCGCATCGCCGCTGGCGACGTAGCCGTCGACCAGGGACTGCCAGCCATCAGACTCACAGAGGTGGTCGCCGTTCCGATCGGCGCCTTTGACGCGCAGGCCGAATACTCGATCGTCACCAGCCGCGTGCAGGTGACGGTGGTCGGAAAGCCGTATCCGGACGTGGTCGCGCTGATCGGCCTGGCGCGGCGCGCATGCAACTTCGAGCGCGGCCAGATTGCGGGCGTCGACGTCGTCAGCGTGCTGCGCGACACGGTTGGCCCTGACATGGAAGACGTCGCCGGCAACAGCATCAAAACGATCGACTTCAAGGTCACGTACCACGAGCCGAATTAGCAGCATCAGCAGTTTCACCCAAGGCCCGCACAGCATCCGCTTGCGGGCTTTTTTTATTTCAAAGGAATCGAAATGGGCCAAGCCTCCGGCGTATTCAAGCAGGTCACCTACAAAGTGGAGACCACCTACGGCGTCATGCCTGCCGCCGG